AAGGCCGCACGGATCATCCCGCCCGCCGACCCGAAGGTGCTGGCGCTCCAGCGGCCTGACGAGGAGCCGCTGCTGAAGGCGGTGGCGGGCGGCCCGGATCTGGACACGATGAACCGAAACGCACTGAAACGAAATGGAGGAGCCGATCATGAGTAAAGAGTACAACAGCGCGCTGCAGGCGCGGGTGGAGCAATTCCTGAAGGAAAAGAACATCAGCCAGGCCAAGGCCGCCCCCCTCATGGGGATCAGCCAGACGGCGCTGAGCCAGTACCGGCGCAGTATGTACGACAACGGCGACATCTCCGCCCTGGAGAGCAAGCTGGAGGAGTTCTTCCGCACCCAGGAGGAGCAGGAGGCCAGCACGGAGAAGGCCCTTCCCTACCGCCCCACCCAGGACTACATTCCCACCTCCATCTCAGAGGATGTGTATAAGCTCATCCGCTACTGCCAGCTGGAGAAGGGCATGGTCATCATCCACGGGGACGCTGGCATCGGCAAGACCAAAGGGGCCGAGCGTTTTGTCCGGGAGAACCCCACGGCCAGCGTCTATATCCAGGCCACGCCCAGCACGGGAACCCTGGCAAACCTGCTGAAGGTACTGGCGCGGGCGCTGAAGGTGCCGGAAACCCGGAACAAGCTGGACTTGACGCTGGCCATCCGGGAGAAGCTGGAGGGCACCAACAAGGTCATCATCATCGATGAGGCCCAGCACCTGCAGCTGCGCTCCCTGGAGGAGATCCGAACCTGGGCGGACGCCAACCCCATCACGGGGCAGCAGGGCGTGGGCATCGCGCTGATCGGGAACACAGAGGTCTACACCCGGATGGTGGGCAAGCAGGAGGCGCGGTTCGCCCAGCTGTTCAGCCGGATCCGTATGAACCGCTATTACAGCACCCGAAAGGTCACCGAGCAGGATGTGGCGAAGCTGTTTCCCAAGCTGGCCGAGGAGGGCCGAAAGAAAGAGCTGACCTTCCTGCACGGCATCAGCCAGTCCAAGTGGGGCATCCGGGGCGCGGTGAATGTCTACAACAACGCGGTGAACAACGAGGACATCAGCTATGACGGGCTGTATGCCATGGCCCGCACCATGGGCATCGGCCTGGTATGAGGGGGGAGACGGGGATGAAAAAGGTCAATAAGCTGCTGCACCTGGTATTGGGCTTTTCCGCAGGGGTTCTCGCCGGGGCGTTTATCCGGCTGGGGTTTGAGATCATTGATGGCCGCCCGGCAGCCATCGGGGGCGAGGCGCTGATCCTGCCGCTGGTCATCCTTTTGGTGGGCTTCGGGTTCGCGCTTGGGAAAGAGGTCAAGGCGCAGGGACACTTCAGCAGGGTTTATGAAAAGGGCTACCGGAGGGGCTACCACAAGGGGCTGGAGGAGGGGACGGCGGAGATCCACAGCCACATTGATGTGTACCACTTCCCGGAGGAATTTCAAGTCAGGAGTGAATGAACGCCTGGGGCTTCGGCCCCGGCCTTAATGCAGCTCCCCCATGGGGGAACGGTCACAAGCCCGTGGAAATGCAGAGTGAGGCATGACATTCAACATAGAGGGGTGGTGCAATGAGATACCCAAAGGGGCTGGTGAGGCGAGCGGATGAGATCCTCGCGGCCCGCCGCCAGACCGCCCAGGAGCGCCACAGGCGCATGATGGCGGCCCTGGATGAGCAGCACCCGGAGATCAGGGCCGTGGGACGGGAACTGGCGCTTCTATACACACAGAGGGCGCGGCTGCAGCTCGACCCAGGCCACGACACCGGCGAGGTTGAAGCAGCCATCCACGAGGCCCAGGCGCGCCGGGCGGCGGCGATAGCCGCAGCCGGTCTGACGGAGGCTGATCTGGAGCCAGCCTATACCTGCCCGCTCTGCGGAGACCGGGGCGTGAAGGAGGGCGGCCAGATGTGCGAGTGCCGCCAGGTCATCCTGAACCAGCTGGTGTACGAGCAGCTGTGCGATGTGTCCCCGGCGCGGGAATGCAGCTTTGCGAACTTCGAGCTGCGCTACTACGGCGGGCGGGATCGGGCGGCCATGGGGAAGGTGCTGGAGAGCAGCCAGCGGTATGTCCGGGAGTTCGGCGGCCAGAGCCAGAGCCTGCTGTTCACAGGCGCACCGGGCCTGGGCAAGACCCACCTCTCCCTGGCCATCGCCGAGGGCGTGGCCAAGGCGGGGCACCTGGTCATGTATGTGTCCGCTCCGCACCTGATGGATCAGCTGGAGCTGGGGAAATTCCAGAAGGACGATGCGGCGCTGGAGTTCCGGGAGGTCATCTTCGGGTGCGACCTGCTGGTGATCGATGACCTGGGCACCGAGCTGGTGACCCGGTACACACAGGCGGAGGTCTACGACCTGGTCAACCACCGGCTGAACACCGGGAAGCCCACCATCATCAACACCAACCTGGGCCTGCGGGAGATCGAGCGGACATACAGCAGCCGGGTGCATTCCCGCCTGGCGGGGATGTACGCGGTGGTGCAGTTCAGGGGCAGGGACATCCGGCTCCAGAAAAAACAGGAGGGCTGACGATGAAGGAAAAAAGCATTCTCGCACAGAACATCCGAACACTCCGCAAGAAAAGGGGCTGGACGCAGGAGCAGCTGGCGCAAGAAACAAGACTTCCATTGCGTTCAATCATCAATTACGAAAACGAGCGTCGAGACCCATGTGGGACTGCCTTGGTCGCTCTGGAGCAGGTGTTCGGGGTGAGCGGGGCGCAGCTGTACGGGCTGGAGCCGCTGCCCCATCCAGAGGCCACGGAGCCGCAGATCCAGACACACGAAACCTTGATCCCCCTCCTGCAGGATCCGACACGCTATATCATCGGCATGGATGGCGGCAGTAAAAGTGGCGATTTTCCCAGTTTTGCTATCCGCTGCTCGGAGTGCGGCCAGTTTATTTACCAAGGTACCATCGCTCCCGGAGCCGAGGCCACGGTGGAGATCCCGCAGAGCTGCCCGCGCTGCAGCGTGACGGGAGGGTGTGGTGATGAATAACTCCATGAAGCGCAAGCGGGCCTACACAGGCCGGTTCTGCACCATCTTCTACTGCGACAAGGTGCAGGCAAGCCGCTGCTGCGCCGACTGTGACAGGCGGTGCGCCAACGCCTGCCAGAACCACCCATCACGGTGCGGGCTGGAGGACAAGGCCCGCAGAAGGAGGGGAAGGAAGTGCTGACCATCACGATCCAGGTGAATGCGCCGTCCGGCCAGGCTATCGGGATCAAGGAGGACATCGCCGCCTATCTGGAGAAGTTCGGCGACGCCAGGGTGGTTTCCATCGTGGAGAAGCTGCCGGAGCAGCTGCGGATGGACAGTCCTCCGCAGCGCGGCGCTGGCCCCGCCGAGCGCACCCGGCAGGCGGTCTACGCAACCGGGAACAGGTGGGCCATCGAGAACTTCGAGGCCACGCACAGCTGAATGGGAGGTGATCCACGATGACGAAAGAGGAATGGAAGCAGGCGGAGGAGGCCCTGACCCACTTCTTCCACCCGGTGGAGCTGAAGGTGGACGGATACGACATCACCCTGATTTTGGAGCGGGTGGGCGTATATCAAAACAAAATCATGGTCTATATCGGCGGAGAGTTCCGGGGCCAATGGATGGCAGAGGACTGTGATGAGCGCCGCCGCTTCCTGCAGGAGCGGAAGCACAGCATCCTCTCCGGCAAACAGATGGCCGAGTTTGAACGGTTACCGAAGCAGAGGCAGAAGGAGCTGCGCGAGAAGTCCCCCATGCAATATTCCTGCTTCACCCCGCAGTGGTCATCCTTCCGGGCGCTGAAGAAACACTTCTGCGCCAACAACCAGAGCATCGAACTGGTCAAGGTATGAGCAGGGGGCTTCGGCCCCCGGCCCTAATGCAGCTCCCCATGGGGGAACGGTCACAAGCCCGTGGAAATGCAGAGTGAGGCATCACAAGAACAGAAGGAGGTTAAGCCAATGCGAAACGCATCGAAGCGCATGGGGAAAAAGGGCACCCTGACCATCCCGCAGCACCTTCGGCACGAGCTGGGGCTGCAGGGCGGCACCGCCGTGGATCTGACCCCTACGGGGGACGGCGGGCTGGTGATCCAGAAGCACCGCCCCACCTGCAATATCTGCCAGGGCACCTATGAGGTGGTGACCTTCCGGGGCTTCCAGATCTGCCGGGAGTGCTTCCTGGGCATCCGGGAGGAGGTCGAGAACCTTGGCTGACACGCTGGTGGAGCTGAAAACCAAGAAGGAAGAGCGGGCCGATCAGATATGGCGCTATGTGGACGAGTATGCGGCCCTGGCGCTGGAGGCTGACCGCATCAAGCAGCGGATGGACTGGCTGAAGGGCCAGTTTGAAACCATGGCCACAGCCGCGCTGAAGGACACCAAGCTGCTGTCCATCAGCTATTGGGGGAGCCAGAACAGCCGGGTGACGGTGACGAACACGGCCACGGTGAAGCCCATCTCCCTGACCATGGTGAAGAAGGTACTGGGCGAGGTGGCCGGGGACTTCGTGAAGTCCGAAACCGTGGACAAGATGACGGAACCCTGCAAGCGGCTGCTGGCCATGGTCTGCCAGGGCAACTTCACGATGGGCAGCCTGGAGGAGACCATCCGGGCCATCACCGGCGACGCCAAGATCCAGGCGACCCTGCGGAAAAAGCTGAAGGGGCGCTATGAGAAGGACAAGGCGCTGCTGGAGAAGGTGGCGGGGCTGCCGGAGCAGGAGGCCAGCGACTGGGCTTTCCTGGCCGCCGAGGTCATCAACTGGGAATGGCTGGCGCAGGTTCTGGAGGCCGCAGGCTGGGAGGGCACGACGCAGGAGGCCATTGACATCATCCGGGCCGCCGTGATCGTGGAGGAAGGCATGAAGGTCGGCGTGGAGGCCGAGCAGCCGGAAGTGTAAGAGAAAGGAGGGGCGGGCATGGCAGCCATTAACGCCCAGCAGATCAGGAAGATCTATGCCATCGGGAATGCCCTGGGCATTGTGGAGCGCGGGAATGAGGACGATGACCTTCACGCGCTGGTGTCCGCCCTGACCGGGAAGGACTCGGTGAAGTCCCTGACCTATGCGGAGGCCCAGGCGGTGATCACCGACCTGCAGAAGCGCCAGGGCGCGGCTCCGCTGCCCCGGCACAAGCCCAAGACCTACCCGGAGCGGCCAGGCGGGGCCACGGACGGCCAGCAGCGAAAGGTGTGGGCGCTCATGTATCAGCTGGCCAAGGCGGATAAGGAGCCGAGCACGGCCTCCCTGGGGGAGCGGCTGTGCGGCATCATCCGCAAGGAGCTGAAGGTGGACTCCACCCCCCAGCAGCCCTTTATCTGGCTGGACTTCCGGGCCTGCAACAAGCTGATCGAGGTGCTGAAGGGGTATGTGAACAACGCAAAGCGAGGTGGTGGGCACGGATGAGCGCGCTGGATCGGGTGCAGATGTCCGACCTGGATGAGGAACAGCAGCAGGTCGCTGAGCTGATCGGCCTGGACAACTACAAGCGGCTGGTGTCTGTGTTCGGGGGCCTGTCCATCTACATCCCCAAGGCGGACGCCTGGGAGCGGATGGCCCGCGATGAGCAGATCCGCGAGGAGTTCGACGGATACAACTTCAAGGAGCTGGCCGGAAGGTACGGATTGACAGAAGTGCGGATCAGGAGTATTGTATCAGATAAGATGCGGGAGTTCCGCGCCCGGCCCATGGATGGGCAGCAATCCCTCTTTTAACTAATTTCATAAAGGGCTTTATTTTCCCGCTTCGCAAATAGAAGGTACAATCGGTGTAAATCCGATGTACCTTCTATTTTTTTGCGCGGGGGTTTTTGTATGAACTTTGATGCTGGCACCTGGTGGCTGGCGCTTCTCCTCCTGGGAGGGCTGACCGGGGGCTTTTGGTTTCTTTTGAAGCGCACTGTATTTGAGCGCGTGGATAAGCTGGAGCGGTCGGTCGGCGAGAGCGTCAAAAAGGGCGACTACGACAAGGACATGAAGGAAGTCCGGGAGGACATCGAGAAGATCAAGGCGAACTATATCACGAAGGAGGACTTCTTCCGGGAGCAGGCCAAGACCGACCGGAAGCTCGACCGCATCATGGATATATTGCTGGAAATGAAAGGGGATAAGAAGGGTGAGTAATCTCGAAAAGCGCGCGCTGCGGGCGGGCAGCTTTGTCCACAACAACGGCAAGGTGCTGCGGACGGTGAACATCCTCCGGCTGAAGTACAACAAGCTGACGGGTGTGCAGAGCGTCCTGGAAGATGACGGCATCGCCGAGGATGAGTTTCTGGACAGCGTAAACTTCCTGACTGAAGAGGGCTACATCCACCTGCGGCGCATCTCCAATAAAGAGCCTGCGGCCCTGGCCGACACGGACTACACGGCGCTGGAGGCCAAGCTGACCGGCAAGGGCATCCGGCTTCTGGCCGGGGGCATCGAGGACGATATGATCGAGGTGTAAGGGATGGGCAAGAAAGCGGGCAACCGAAAGCACAGCAAAATAGACGCTCTCGACCCCGCTCTGCGGGAGACAGTGGAGCAGATGCTCCTGTCCGGCAGCACCTATTCCGAGATCGTGGACTTCCTGGGCGACAATGGGGTGGGCATCTCCGTCGCCAGCGTCTGCCGCTACGCCAGGGCATACCAGGCCGAAGTGCAGATGCTGAACATGGCCCAGGAGAACTTCCGGCGCATGATGGATGAGCTGGACAAATACCCCGACCTGGACACCACGGAGGCCATCATCCGGCTGACGAGCCAAAACCTGCTCACAGCCCTGGCCAACACCTCGGAGGAGGACTGGCAGGGCGTGAGCGTGGACAAGATGCTGCGCGAGGCCAACGCGCTGGTGCGCGCGGCGGCATACAAGAAGCGCGTGGAGATCCAAAACCAGGACACCACCGAGGCGGGCCTGGATGCCGTCAAGTCCCTGGTGTGGGAGGCGATGGCCAAAGAGCGGCCTGACCTTTACCGGCAGGTCAATGAGTTCCTGAACAGCAAGAAGCAGGATGGTCTGGAAGCGAGGTGAGGACATGGTAAGGTGGTATGTCTTGCAGGTATCGACCGGGCAGGAGACGGCGGTGCGAGAGGCGCTGGAGGGCCTGGGCGTCCGGGCGGCGGTGCCCCGTGAGGAACGGCTGATCCGCAGCGGCGGGGGCTGGACAACGAAGGTCTACACGCTGCTGCCCGGCTATGTGTTCCTGGCGCTGGAGTACAGCGCCGAGAACTACTACCGGGTGAAGGCGATCCCCCATGTGCTGCGCTTCCTCGGCCCCAACGGGCTTTCCCCCTCCTACCTGACCCACCTGGAGGTGGAGTGGCTGCGGCTGCTGGACAACGGCGGGGAGCTGCTGAAGCCCTCCAGAGTGGAGGAGCTGCCGGGAGGCGGTGTGCGGATCGTGGAGGGTGTGCTGCGTAACTTCCCGATCAGCAGCATCGACTATGACAAGCGCACCCGCCGCGCCAAGGTGGAGATCAGCTTGTGCGGGGAGCCGAAAACGCTCACCCTCTCCGTGGAGGGGGACGGGAGCGAGGAGGCTGGGAGTTCTTAAACGGCGTTTACAGGAAGCCGGACAAAGCAGGCGGTTGATTCGTCCCGCCTGGGGAGACCGGTGGAAATACGGGTGAAATAACCGGGCTGAATGACAGGCTGGGTGGCGAAGCACACCCTTCCCCCCTGTTTTTCAGCCCTGGTTTTATGTTCCTGCCCGTGGTGCCGTTTAAGCGGCGCACAGACCCCTTTAAATTCGCCGCACCGGGCAGGCGGGGGTAATTTCCCCACGCCTGCCTAAAAGCCCGCTGTGGGGCGGCTACGGCCCACGATTGAACACAGGAGGAGGAAAGGCCATTTTGAAACAGCGGAAAATGCGGAGCATCAACGCCCTGGTCGGCGCGCTGGCCGAGGCTGAAAGCAAACTATACAACGAGGACAGCACCGACTTAAAGGGCCTTTGTACACTCTTAAAGGATTTCTTAAAAAGAGATGACACCCCAGAGCGCGTCCGGCTGCGGCGGGAGTTCGAGGCAGGGCTTCCGCTGACCGGGGAGGACGGCCTGCGCCGGAAACTGGGTGCCATCGACATGGAGTTCTTCGGGCGGGCCTACTTCCCCCACTACTTCAGCCGCCCGTCCCCGGAGTTTCACCGGGAGCTGGATGCGATCTGGCAGCAGGGCGTACTGAAGGGGCGCTACCCTCTGACCCCGGCAGACACCAAGGCGATCAGCCGCCTACCGGGAGTACGCCGGGCGGTGGCGGCCCCCCGTGGCCACGCCAAGTCCACAAACCTGACCTTCAAGGGGACGATGCACTCCACCTTGTACGGATACAAGCATTATCCCATCATCATCTCGGACAGCTCCGAGCAGGCCGAGGGCTTCCTGGATAACATCCGGGTGGAGTTCGAGGAGAACACCGCGATCCTGGAGGACTTCGGGTCGCTGGCGGGCAGCCCGGACACAAGATTCAGGTCCTGACCAACCGAAACATGCGGATACTTTTTCAACTCGTTCACCGCATAGCGGGCCTGTGCAGCATTGTTTGTCATCAGGCCCACATCGGTCAGAATCCCGCAGCGGGCTGCGCGCAGGCAGCCGTCGGTGATGCTGTCGGTCATGGCATAATCGGCGCCTCGTACAATCAGTTTCATCTGTTTCTCCTTTCTTATTTCAGGTCACGGTATGTGATCAGCTCAACGTTGTTGCGGAGGATCCAGTTCTTCACAAAGTCCGAGGTGAATACTTCGTGATCTTTGCAGCGGATGACCGAATAGGTCGTGTAACGGAACAGATCTGCATCCACAAAGCCGACATGACCGCCCAAAAGGACGTATTCGTGCCCCAGTGCCTCATCCAGATGTTCCCGGACATACGCCAGTGCATCGGTTTCCAGCTGCTTTTCCACCGTGAAAGGCTTGGTATTGTAACCGTTGGCAGCCCAGTACATATTCACCTTTTTGTGGCAGTCTGCGCTGTACGGAACGCCGCTTTCTTCCGACAGGGTCCGGATCGCCCGGATATAGGCCGGGCTGCTGCGGCTGATGGAGTGTCCGTGCAGATATTCCGGCGGCTGCCCTGCAAGACGGACAAAGTGCTTCAGCTGTGCCCGCAGTTCGGTCAGCACCTGTTCGTAGGGCCACAACTCTTCCTTACCAAAGCGCGGATCTGCCATTTTGACGGTGGAACGGATAAAATGTCCGTCCTGATCCACCAGGTCCGGGAGCAGTTCCGGGTCAGAGACCGGATCTCCGGAGACAATATTGAAGTCGATGCCAAAGCACACCTGCGGATAATCTTGGATAAAGGATGCGGCGTGCTCGCTTTCCGGCATATTTACAAACAACCCGGTATTCCGGACGACACCGTTTTCAATTGCATCCAGAATGCCACAGG